AGTCTGCCACTGATTGATTGAGGCGCGGCTTTTGACCGATTATTAACAAATTGCCGAAGTTGGCAAAAAGAGGGCAAGCGATTCCGCTTTTGCCCTCTTTTATTTTCGTGAAATTCCTGTTATGCTATAGCCGAAATAGAACATACGTTCTAATAAGGAGGCAGCGTAACATGCGACATAAAAACCCCACACCAACGGCTTCGACGCCACCCTCCGGGCAGGCCTGCTCAGACCGGGCAGGCTCAGGCCTTCGGGCGCTGGAAGAGGCAGAGTTGAGCCTGAGCGAATTGCTCAAACTGACACCCGTGCAGCGTGTGCAGCTCTCAGAATTGGCGCGTGAGTCGTTGGATGAGGAGATCGTTTTGCTGCGGAAAGTGCTGCGGCAGTTTGTTTCGGCGGTGAACTCAGACGAAGAAGAGGCGAAGCTTAACCGACTGGCGAAAGTGCTGGATCTATTGGGATTGACCGCTTCGCGTCTGGCGGGCGTTTTGAGGGTGAACCGCAATCTGTCGTCTGGCAGCGCGGATGACGAGCGCATCCATGCTATTTTAAGCAACCTTCAGACAGCCCTGATGGAGGATCTCGCTCAGAAGGAAGGTGAGAGGTGATCGCCACAACCAGTCTTTATAACAGCGGCGTTTTTGACTTGCCGGGTCTGGCAGCGCAGCGCGGCTTGAGCCTGACGGCGTTGCAGGCCACTTTCAATGAGCACGCTTCCGGTCAAGGCGGCGATTACCTGCGTTCGCTGCGCGAGGTAGCGCGGTTCACAGAGGCGTTCGGTTCGGTAAGGCTGCGCAGCTATCAACAGGCAGTGGCAAAAGCAGTGGTGAGCTCAGTTTTGGAGGGCAAAGGACATTCATTTGTGGTGATTTTCCCGCGGCAGTCGGGCAAGAACATGTTGCAGGCGCAATTGGAAGTGTATTTGATGGCGATGCTGGCGGAACGAGGGGCTGAGATGGTCAAATTTTCGCCAACTTATCAACCGCAAAGCCTCAACGCGATGCGGCGGTTGGAAAGCGCGCTCGAGACCAACCTGCTGACGCGCGGGCGCTGGCGCAAATCGGCGGGAAACCATTATCGCTTTGGCAGCGCGCACCTGACTTTTTTGTCGGCCGCGCCAGGCAGTAATGTGGTCGGCGCGACCGCTTCGACCCTGCTGCAGCTGGATGAGACACAGGACATTGAGATCGGAAAGTATGACAAACAGATCGCGCCGATGGCGGCTTCGACCAACGCCACGAGAGTGTTCTGGGGGACAGCCTGGACGGATCAAACGTTGTTGGCACGTGAAATGAGGACGGCGCAGGAAGCTGAAGCCAGGGATGGAGAACGACGGGTGTTTGTGTTGGGCACGGAAGCGGTGAGGGCGGAAGTGCCGGCGTATGGGCTGTTTGTGGATGACCAGGTGGCGCGGCTGGGGCGCAACCACCCGTTTGTGCGCAGCCAATTTTTCAGCGAAACGGTCAGCTTCGAGAGCGGTCTGTTCAACGCGGCGCGGCTGGGGTTGATGCTCGGCGCCCATCCAGCTTTGGAGGCGCCACAGCCCGGCAAACGGTACGCGATGCTGGTGGACCTGGCAGGGGAGGATGAGACGAGGCGTGAGAGCTCATATGGGGAAGAGGAAGCGCAGAGCGGCAGCCGGGATTCAACCGCCGTCACGATCGTCGAGGTAGACCTGGGGTTGGCGAATGAACTGATCAGCCATAAGCCGATCTATCGTGTGGTTCGCCGGGAGCTTTGGACTGGCGAACTCCAGAGCGCGCAGTATGGCCGTCTGTTGGCGCTCGTGGAACGTTGGCAGGCTGAGAGGATCGTGATCGACGCCAGCGGAATCGGCGCCGGGGTGGCTTCGTTTTTGCGCGACAAACTGGGCGAGCGGGTGATCGCGCTGACCTTCAGCGCAAAGGTAAAGTCGCGATTGGGGTGGGGCTTTTTGACGGCGATTGACACCGGCCGTTTTCAGGATTTCAGGCGCGAAGATGAAGCGGAGCCGATCAATCCGCTGGCGATGGCAATGCGTGGGGAACAGCGCAGGCTGCAGGACCTGTTCTATCGGCAACTGGCAGGGACGACCAGCGCGGTCAGTGTGGGGCCTGATCGGCTGTTGAAGTGGTCGGTGCCGGAGGGCACGCGCGACCCGGAAGGAGGCCAGCTGCACGATGACCTGGTGATGTCAGCGGCGATGGTAGCTGTTCTGGATGAACAGAATTGGGTGGTGAACGTTGAACCGGCTTTGATTCTCGCCGCGGATCCACTTGAAGAAATGAATGGAGGTTTTTAATGACGTATTTTGTGCGAAACGAGGAATTCGCCTTTGGTATCGACCTGTCGCGCTATAACGCGAGCGCGGACCTGAAGCAATTGCCTGATTTTGATTTGATCGCTGCGCATGAGCCAGAAGTCAGCTTTGTGGCCATTCGCACAGGGCAATCGTGGGGCTATAAGGATCCGACTTTCAGCCATTATTACCACGAAGCGAAGCGGATTGGGGCATGTGTTTTGCCTTATCACGTGATGTTTCCCGGCGAACCAGCTTTGAAGCAAATGGACAGTTTTTTACGCATTCTGAATGGAATCGATCTGGATGAGGTGAGGCTGGTGTTGGATGTGGAGCTGGAGCATGGGCAAACGCGGGCGATGATCACCAATACCCTGCTGACCTGTGTAGAACTGCTGGAACAGGAGTGTGGGCGGTTGCCGATCATTTATTCGCGGGCGAGCTTTATCGATCAGCATGTGCATGTGGATGACCTGCCGTGGGTGGATTGGTGGCTGGCGCAATACTATTATCGGCGTCCCTTCCCGGCTTATACGCCTGAATATCCCTGCCCGCCAAAACTGCCCAAGGGGGTGACAAGCTGGTTGATCCATCAGACCGCGGAGCGCGCGCCGGCGATTGGCGGGGTGGGAACTTATATGGATTATGACCGCTGGCACGGCAGCAAAGCGGAACTATGGGCATATTTCGGACGGATGAGTGAGGCGGGTCGATATGTCTGTCCGCTGTGCGGTCAAACCTGCGACCGTGAGCTGACACTGCCCGCTGTGAAAATGGCGGAGGTTTAGGTGGGCGACCTGTTTGACCGGCTCAAAGAGGTGTTGAAGAGGCCCAATCTGAAGCTGTTCGATGAGCGCCGTGAGATTTTGGAGGAGCAGGCGGAAAGTCGCATCAGCCTGGCGGTGGCGGAAAGTGAGAATAACCTGATGATCGGGGCGAGGTCGGCTTTTGACCTGCCGCGGGATCGGATTAGTTTTGACCGTGAAAGCGTCCTGGCGGATTGTCTGGACGCCTGGCGGCATAACCCGCTGGCGAGGCGGATCGTGGAACTGACCAGTCAGTATGTGGTCGGGGGCGGCATGTGGCCGGCTTGCGCGGATGAGCCGACTCAGGCGTTTTTGAACGCGTTTTGGGAAGATCGCCTCAACCATATGCCTGTACGGCTGATAGATATGTCGGATGAACTGGTGAGAAGCGGCAACCTGTTCCTGATGATTTCAACAGCGGCGAATGGGATGAGCTACGTGCGCCTCGTGCCGAGCGGGGATATTGAGGCGATTGAGTCGCGGACGAACGACATCGAGCAGGAAGTGGCTTATGTGATCAAGGCCGATCAGGATGGCGAAGAACGCCGCGTGGCAGCGTATGACAGCCTGATTGATGCGCAGGGGGCTCAGGGCGAGTTTGAAACGGTGATGTTGCACTACGCGATCAACCGTCCGGCTGGCGGACAGTGGGGAGAGAGCGACCTGGGGCCGGTGCTGCGCTGGTTGTCACGCTACAGCAGCTGGCTGGAAGACCGGGTAAGGCTCAATCGTTTCAGAAACGCTTTTATCTATGTGGTCAAGGCACGTTTCGCTAACGAAGCCAGCCGACAGGCGCGGCAGGCGCAGCTATTGAGCGCTCCGCCCAGCCCCGGTTCCATTTTGGTGACGGATGAAAGCGAGGAGTGGTCTGTACTCTCGCCCAGGTTGGAAGCGCTCGACGCTTCGACCGATGGGCTGGCGATTAAGAAGATGATCGCGGCCGGGGCAGGCGTGCCGCTGCACTTTCTGGCAGAGCCGGAATCTTCGACACGCACGACCGCGGAAGCGGCTGGCGGGCCGACCTTCAGGCGATTTGAACAGCGTCAGCGCTTCATGCAGTGGATGCTTGGCGATGTGTGCAGGGTGGCGGTGGCGCGACGCGCTTTGGTGGATGGCGAGGTAAACACGCGGGTGCAGATCAGCGTCAGGGCGGCGGATATTTCGAGCAAAGATAACGTCGATTTGGCGCGGGCCGGACGTGAGGTGGCGAAATTCGCGGGGGAATTGACGGCGAAGGGGCTAATCAGCGAGGAGGAATATCTGCGACTGGTGTATCGGTTCATGGATGAGCCGGCGCCGGAGGGCAGGAAGCAGGCTGCTGACGCAGGCGCGCGTTGGGAGTCAGGGAATCAGGAAGGCTCCAGCCACTGAAAAAAGATGAGTATCGGGCGATGCCTGAACAGACGTGGGGATGCGAGGGCAGGACGCGAGGAAATTTGGACAGCAGCAATTTAGAGTGGAGACGGAAAAGGAGTTGGATGACGGAACACAGACAACGGATGGCATTGGAAAGCCAGGCGGTCGGCTATGACAAATTTGAGATTTTGGCAATTACCGCGGGGGCGGCGAACGGATGGGAGTTTCAGCCGGAGGTGCTCAGGGACTCGCTGGCGCTCTGGGAAGGGGTGAACTGTTTTATTGATCACAATCTGGGGGCGCGCTCGGTGAGAGATATCGCTGGCGTGCTGCGTAAAGTCAGCTGGGATGAAGCGCAGCAGGGGATCAGGGCGGAAATTCATGCTTTTGGACCGTCGCAGGAATTGCTCAAAGAAATTGGCCGGCAGGTGTTGGAGGAGAATGGTTCGCCAGCGGTCAAAGTGGGCTTTTCGGCGGATGTTTTATTCCGCAGCAAGGGGAAGCAGGTGGAGGAGATCCTGAGAGTTTACTCGGTGGATCTGGTTTATAACCCGGCGCGGGGAGGGGTCTTTTTGAGGGCTTTGAATCAACTCGGGTTGAGTTTTGGAACACAAGGAGGATTGAGAATGCAAACATGTCAGGAACAGGAAATGGTCGAAACCGCGGTGGAGGCTCAAACAAGTGAGACGGCAGGCGCGGAACAAGTCGAACTGCAGACGCAACTGGCTGAGATGCGGCAGATGCGCGCGGAGATGAGCGGCTGGATGATGGATGTCTTGTTGGGCAACAGTCAGTTGCCCGCGCCGGTCAAAGAACGTCTGCGCAAGCAGTTCAACGGCCGCACCTTCGCGCCGGCGGAATTGAGCCTGGCGATCAGGGAGGCGAAAAGCATGCTGGCGGAGCTTGACCCGGGCAGGGTAGTGAAAGGCCCCGCGCGGATTGAAGGCATGGTGGATTCGACCGAGCGGGTTCAAGCGGCGGTGGATGACCTGTTTGGCGCGCCAAGAGAGAAACACTTGCTGAATGTGAAAGTGCCACGTCTGAGCGGGATCCGGGAGTTATATCTGTCGCTGACTGGCGACATTGACCTGCACGGTGGGTATCATCCCGAGCGGGCTCAACTGGCGACAACAGCCGATTTCAGCGGCTTGGTCAAAAACAGTCTGAACAAGCTGGTCGCCAATACCTGGGAGGAGTTGGGCAGGGCTGGTTATGACTGGTGGAAGGATATCAGCGTGCAGGAGCACTTTAACAGCCTGCATGATATCAGTGGTACGTTGATCGGTACGGTGGGCGACCTGCCGACGGTCGCGGAAGGGGCGGCATATCCGGAATTGAAAGTGGGCGACTCGCCTGAGACTGCCAGATTTACCAAGTATGGCGGGTATATTCCGCTGACGCTGGAACTGATCGATCGCGATGAAACGCGCAAGCTGCGCGCTTACGCGCGGGAGCTGGCTTCGGCGGGGATGAGAAAGATTTCGCGACTGGTGGCCAATATCTTCACCGTCAACGGCGGGACTGGCCCGACAATGATGGATGGTGGCAATTTGTTTAACCTCGAAGCGGTGACTGACTCTGGCGGACACGGGAATTTGAGTGTGCTGGCTCTGGACCAGACGAATTGGGATCTGGTCAGCGCGCGAGTCTACAAACAGCCAATGCTGGTGAAGTTGGAAGCGGGTTTGTATGGCAGCGGGCCGATGCTGGCAGTGAACCCGAAATTTTTGCTGGTTTCGCGAGCCAACCAGAAGGCGGCGATGGAAATCTGTGGCGGATCGTTTGTGAGAGAGGCGGGATATGTGTATGACAACGTGCTCAAGGGCAGTGCAGTACCGGTGGTGGTGCCGGATTGGACGGACGATAACGACTGGGCGGCAGTGTGCGACCCGCG